AGGGCGTTGCTTTTGAGTTTGCACACAATGGTCTTCATGCCGTCGACGATTTGCATACTGTAGTTGTCTGAATTCATTCTTCGCAAGTTGTTCCAGTTCAATGCAGCACGTACATGCCCGGGCATGTTGGCTTTGCCTGCCTTGACTTCTTCAGCAGCATAATTGGTCAAGTTGTTCACCCGCTTGGGTGATCCTTTTTCCCAACCTGGACGTTCCATGAATTGGTACTTGAATGCGCGAATGTGTTCCACCAACTCGTCCTTTTGTGCACCGGCCAGCAGTTTATTTAGAATTTCTAGCAAGAAGTCTTGAATAACTTTGGGGGTATCTGAACGTTTCAAGTCCAGGCCAGTGGCCTTGGTTTTGCCAATCCGACCGTTGACGTCTAGTCGCACGTTTTCAATGTCAATGGCATTGACTGCATAGCGTTTCTTTGTGATAAACAATCCACGGTCCGCCACTGTTTCACGGCCTGCTTTGATCAACTCGCCCATGTCTCTAGGGCAGTGGAATGCACGTTCCATGAATCCTGGGAATGATTCATTGACTTGGTCTGCCAAGCTGTCGTATAACTGGATACAAATTTCTTTTGACCAAGCCATACGGCCTTCTTCTACTTCTTTCTTCAATACAGGCCATGCTGAGAAGTAGCAGGAGTCTGTGTCACCATAGATAACAGCCTCACCCACGTGATCATATTCACCAGTGATACATTCATTCAAGTATGCATCCATGTGTTTGGCAATGCTACGTCCTGTGAGTGTGGTGCTCTGTCCAATGCGTTTGTCAAAGAATCTGCAGCCAGGATTTAAAATAGCACCATACAATGAATTCAAGTTAATTTTCTTGACCAGTTGTCGCTTGTCCCAGAACGCAACTTCCTTGGCGTCTGTTGCGGTCTTTTTCTTGGCCTGCATCTCTTTGCGTTCACTATACCAACGTTCCAACAAGCCGGGAATGATACCTTTCTTTTCGTAACTCAGGATTGTACCATTGGCTGTGAGTATCCAAGGCTGGTTTGAATCAAAGATCAGACTCCAAACTTCTGCGGCGCTGTGTGTGGTCTCCTCGCCTGACTCCCAGTCAATGGTGATCTCTGTACCAATCTCGTTGTTCATCACCGAAGTATATTCCAAGGCAGCAAACAAGCCCTCCCAGGCTTCGGCAAACTTGCCCCCGTTCTGGGCCATTTGTTCTCGAATGTACTGATTGGTCTGAGTCTGACGCAGTTGCCCCACAATGGTTTCTGGTCCCATGTTCATGGCACGAATTGCTGACGGATACAATGAATTGATGTCAACTGAACCTACCCACTCATGCAAGCCCTTGCGCGGGTATGCCACATAGGCACCGGCGGCTTGATTGTCTGCTGAGTCGTTGCGTTGCTTGCGATTGGGCACAACCATTCCACGTTCATGTGCTTCGTTGATGATGGCTTGTTCGGTTACTGCCACAGCACCCATGGTGGTCTGTAACAGCACAGTGTTGGCATGTGCCAGTTCGCTGGCCAGTTCCAAGAAGCGTAACTTTTTATCTAGTTTGTCTAATAGTGCAGTATCCTGCCTGTTGTATCGAATAAACGTTGTGAAGTGTTGGTTATACAGTTGATCCAGTGTGCCTTCAAACTGCGTCTTGCGCTCGCCCAGTTCGTATTCGGCAATGGCATCCAGGCTGTAACTATGGCGTTCTTCATATGTGTACTTGCGATACAGTTGCATATAGTCCATATGCACACGACCCACCAAATCGTAGGTTTCATTCTCAGCGCCAAAGCGTTCGAACACACGCTTCTTGGGAAACTGTCCCCACAAACAAAACTTGCGTGTATCATCCTTGCTCAGCACTCTGGTGATGCGGTTAATGGTGTAGGGTATGTCATAGCCTTCTGAGTTCCAGCCACTGAGTACGTCAGCGTCATCAATCAGGTCCAAGAACATTTTCAACATGTCTGCTTCGTTGTCAAACAATATGGTGTTTTCAAACTCTGCGACCATTTCTTGTGCAGTGGCCATGCTTAAGTGCTTGGGTGGTACCGCTAGTGTGACTAGTTGATCCAACCAATTCAAATACACTGATATGGCAGTGATAGCATTGAACGGATCCTCCACAGGTGAGAACCCACGAACCTTGTCAAAGTCTACTTCAATGTCAAAAAAGGCTGTGTGAATCTCTGGAGCATCTTGATCCTTGTAGTTCTCTTCGAGACACCGGAAGATGGGATTGATATCCGATTCATAAAGTTGCTTGCCACTATGCATGCGGACTTCTCTGCGGAACTCTTTGTTGTTGCGTGTGCTGAATCTTGACACTGGTGTGCCGTAGATGCTTTGGAACTTGCCCCGGGGGTCGTCGTAATAGAAAACATAATTGGCAGGATATTCCTTGTACTGCCGTTTGCCGTCTCGGCGTTCTACAACATGAATACGATCGTGCTCACGATCAAATAGTGCGTCAATATAACTCATTTGTCTCCGTTTGTGGCCGGTATAGCCTTGCTACATGTTCGTGACGTGAACGACTCGTTGCTGTTGAAAGCAATATTTATAATGTCTTGCCCACAGTTTCAAGAATTGTTTCCAACAGTTCTTGATCTTGTTTGGTCTTGCCAAACTCGGCCTTGTGTGCCACTCTAATGGCTTTTTTCAACACAGCCGGTTTGATTTCCAACTCTTCTGCAATGGCCTTGATGGTATCGGTCAAGCCGCCTTGCAAGGTATCAATCTCGTGCATCACGGCCATACCTTCATTGATGATCTGAGTCAGTTTCAATTTTTGATCGCCGTTGAATGTTTTGTTATCCATGTTATACTCCTAAAATGCTAGTATAACACAGAAATTCATGTTGTCAAGAGATAAATCCCCTGTTTAAGTAAAAAGGTAGCGAATCCGTTTACTTCGGTCGGGGATACCGACTCGGTCCTAAGGCTGAGTTCTTTGCAGTGATTCATTCAAGCCTTGAATCACACGTTGTATTTGTCGGAGTTTCTGATATTTCTGTTCAGCATCACGAGCAGCATAGTAGGCCTGACCATCTGCACGTTCGTAGTTGGGATCTCTGTTGAGTTCTGCTCTGCGAACCAATTCGTCAATGTTGGGATACTTTGCAGTCAAGTCACGTTGTTGTTTTTTCAAGTCCGCAGGTGCAGCAGCGGGAGGTGTGTACCGCTTGCCCCAATTCTTTGGCTTTTGCACTTCCTCACCGTCTTTGCTGATGTAAGCCGTGGGGAACTTTTTCTGTGCCATGGCCGCCATGTCATCAGACATGTTTTCCGCCATGCCTTGCTCTGACACAGGATTGGTGTCCTGTGCCCAACCTGTGAAGTCTTGTGCGTCCTCAATGGGCAGCAAAACTGTTTGACCTTGCTGATTCTTCAACACAATGTTTTCATATTCATCATCAATGTCAATAGCCCAACCTCGTTGTTGCAGTTGAGCACCTAGGTATTTTTGTTGGTTTGCGAACCCACTGCCAAGACCTTTGGGATCCGTGGTGGCCTGTAGTCCACCACCTTCGAAGTCGGCCCAGAACCAATCATTGGCCAATGACAAAACATCTTTAGGTAGTTTTTGCCAGGACACTGCGGCTCGTCTGAATGGCACCACTTCACCTTCCGCAACAGCAGTTTTTTTGTTATCGAATAAATCGTTGATGATCATGATTATCGTTCTTCTATGTAATCTTGACTCAGGTCTTGTTCAGGCCGTTGTTGTTGACGCTTGCGGGCTTGATACAGTTTCACTGCCATGCCAGCATCATCCAGGCTCCGGAAGCGACTGGGCAATGTCTTGCCACCGCGACGCAGTTCATACCCTTGATTGTCATCGCCACAACATTCCAGTGCCACACCGTCAGCCATTTCAAATGTGGCCTGTGGTGCCTGTGATGCTTGTGGTGCGGCTAGTTTGTCAGCCACGCCCATTTCAATGCTGTGACCAGTTTCACTGTCTAATGGGTCACTTGGTCCGTGAATTGCTGCTGGGTCTGTGTCTATTTCTTCTTCAACTTCTTCTTCAGCTTGGCCTTTTTCCACAGCA